GCTCCGCCCACTATTAATGAGTATTCTTTTGACAAAATAGTTTCGTCATCAAGATTGAGTCGCATTAGTACTAAGTTATTTACGACAAGTTGAGCAACTGAATTAATTAGAATGGTTAAAAACCAACCACTCTTCATAATTCCGTTGTGTGTAGCTTTGATACATTCACCGGTTGCTGATCTGTAAACGAAACCTTGAGTCATTTCTTTGAACATACCGGAAACATCGAGCTTCCATTCATCAAATTCTTCATCACTCATATCGATATCTTTTACGGCTAAACCGATAACAACTCTCTCGCATATATCAAATACATATTGGAAACAATTGTAATCCCAAGTAGATTTATCACTCTCGAACACTTCCCGATTCCTAAAGAAGCGGTTCATATGCTCGCAATGCCCCGGTTTATTCGGAGCAAAAGTGTACTTCACAGGACTACTTTTCCAAACATCTACGACGGTATGTGCCAATTCCTTTGATATAGCTGCATGCTTTATCATTTTTGTTACTGGATTTCCTACTATTATTCTTGGCATACCTTTCTCAATCTTTTTGGGTTTTGTAGGTTCATTTTTAATAAAAGCCTTACCTACAAAAGGCTCATTCCAACCACTAAGGACTAGATTACGCAAACCAGCATTGCCGTATTTATTCAATACTGCTGCGTTATCATTTAAATTTTCGTCCAAAAACGGAAATCCTGGAGATTTCTTGGCCTGAACTATACTACTGGATATTATTTCATCAATATTTTCCGGAGACTTGTAACCGACTTTGGGAGTAAAGCGACTATTGACCAGTTGTGTTAAAACAATCTGTGCACAGCGCTCTTTCTCACTCAGAGTGGGTTCAGTTTTTATCTCCAAATTACGTTCATGAAATAACTCTAGATGTTTCTTTAAAGAAACATCAGTCGTCTTGACGGAAATTACTGGCGACACGTACATCGTCGGCGTATAGCCGAATGTATCTAATGTCGCTATATTATCAGCCAAGAAGGCTTTGACTTTTTCATTCTCTTTCTTAGCCGCGGCTACATGAGAGGGTTTCTCTTGAGAAACCGTCGAGTAGGCCTTAGCGGGTAAGGGACAATTTTCATCATCGTAGTCTGCCCATCGTTTGGTTTTCTTATCTTTGATATGTAGAAGTTGATCTTGGGTAGATCTTTCTTCTTCATATCTATTTTTAGAAAAACTAGGAAATTCCCTATACATATCGTCATCATCAAAATCCATATAAACTCCACCTCTCTTATCCATAAGAGTGTACGTGCTGTCTTCCTCATCAAAAAATTCAACATCTTTGCCCTTAAATTTATGTTTATCTTGTTTATAACCATAAACGGTAGCTATTGAACTAGTATTGGAAACGTTCTCGTGCATCTCTTTAGGGAGGTAGTGGATAATGTGTTCAATCCTGATTGCGACATTGTCCGTCCCATCAGTTCTAACATGCATAGCGATGGTTTTACCACCAGCGTACAAAGGGCTTCCACTGTAACCCCTTTCAGTGGAAGCGGTGTGCTGAAGTTCATTGTATGTACTAGTACTCAACACCCTTCCAATTGAAGCCATTACGACTCCATTATGGAAACCTACTGCTTGGATATTCTGGTTAAAATAAGAAGGACCTACTACTGCAGATCTCATACTCATCTTCGACCAAAAATTCTTCGGCATTTTCACAGCGAAAACATCAAGAGTTCCACTGTAACTATTATTTTCATCGGCGAATAGACTTGAGTCCAGTCGAAAACAACCTTTCATATTCACAGTGCAATTTTTCTTAAGGTTTTCAGTCACACCCGTTGCATATACATCGAATAAGCTGCTGCTACATCCGTAAGCTACATGCTTGGCTGTGACCAAGAAATCACTAATGCG